TCCTTCTGCATAGTCTTTCTTGATTACAGATATTTCTTCTGTTCTAGCTTCTTCTCTGTAACAAAAATCTTTAGTGTAATTATTTTTCTCTTCTGGAAATAATTTACATATTTCACATTCTATCGAAAATGTTTCCCAATGATTTATTTTCCAGATTTTTAAGAAACGATTTCCGCGAACATTTGAATAAATCTTACAAGGCTTTTTACTTCTGGAGATTGCACATACATCACTAAAGTTTGAGATTTCTACATCTGCATATAAACTCATTTTTTCAAAAGTTTTGTAGATTTCTTCTTTCATTTTTTTGTAACCTCAAAAAGAAAAAAGCCCCGGAAGTTCGGGGCTGTATTTTACTTCATTTCAGCAAGCTGTTTAATCTGTTCTTCTGTTCCGTGATGTAAAATATCAAGACGCTTTCGTTGTTCAGGTGTTATGTCTTCGTTTATGAGAAGATGTATAAATTCTTTTCGCAAACCATATTTTATCTGCCATTCCTGGTTTTTTAGAGGAGTTTCATCATACCAACCTGAAAAAAAATGACCCATAATTACACAATCCTTTTTACAGTATATTTCCAGTTGTATTTTTTTACAAGTTCTTTAAGTACCTCTGGTTCTGTAATTTCTTCAAAAAGTTCTATGAAATCTTTATCGGCTATACGTTTCCCTGCCTTTAGAGAATACAAAGTTCCGTCATGTCCAATAGCAACCATTTCTTTTAATGAATTATAATAATTCAAAGTTCTCATATCTTTAAAGCTGAAGCTTTCACTAAACGGATGATTATGATAAAAGATATATCTGTTTTCTTCACTGTTCTTCAACAATGTTTCTATCCGGGCCCCCAGAAGAACATTTGTTTTATTACCTTTCTTAAAAGCAACTAAGCTTCCATCTGGTCTTGCAATTACAAAACGCTCCTTTCCACTAATCATTCCTTTTCTGATGAGCCAATTACAAATTGCTTTGCGTTTTTCTTTAGGTCTTAATTCATTATAACCGTAAATAGGTTCTGGTATCATTTCTTCTCTTTTTTGCTTAATTGCTTGGGTAGCTTTCAGAATCAAGTCTTCTTTTGATGGTTGACTTACACCCAGCGCAACTCCTGCCGCCTCAATCTCTCCCTGCACCCCGTATTCCTTCGCACGTGCAACCTGACTTGAAAGCTCATTCCACCAGCTGTCATTTTCAAGAGGATTTGTTCCAAAGCCTTTTGCAGGTTTTTCAATTCCTTCCAGAGAGCTCCAGTCTTCCGGCAACTCGTCTTCGTCATAAATTGCACGTACAGTCGAACGGCAGCCGAAATGCAGAGGCGGAATATATTTTTCCCAGAGAGGATCATCATACGGTCTGATTACGTTGCTTAACGAATGACAAACATCCGTCTGCCTTGAATCTTCAATTCCTACAAAGTGCAGCGCAAGAGGTTTGTCTTCTTCAAAGCCCATCATGCGACCAGTGTTGTATGCGGTCTGAACGTTGGTTCTGTAGACAGTTTCCCAGTACCAGCCCTGACCACCGGCACCCATGCCAACCTTATTCAGAATGTCAGTTTTTGTAAGAGAGAGAAAATCCTTCAGCCCCTTGCCATCATTCACATTCTTAATCAGCTCGGAGTTTATACGTTTGAGAAGATCCCCGTCTGCAATTCTGGAAGCTGTAAAAGCTCGGAACCGCATCTTGTCGGAGAGCTTGTTATAATCAACTTTTTTTATAACGTCGCGTTTTTTAAGATATTCTACAGCTTCGGCATAAGGCAAGTTTTCAACGTCTTCTGCAGTAAGCTCTGCAAACTCATTCTTGCGTACAGCTGAATCCAAGCCCATCATAAGGGAGCGGGTAAAAAGCTTTGCAGCTTCTCCCATTGCTCCCCAGTCCGGTGGAAGTACCTTGGTAGTCATAAGAATGTCAGGATTGCGGGCAGCTTCTTTGATGTACGTTTTTATGCGTTCTGCGTAGCTGTCGGAGATGTTGAGCCAGGCGGCAGTAGAAATGCGGTCAAGCCGTCGCGCCCGGCTCTTTTCCTGAAAAAGATTCTCTACTGCCTGTTCTGAAAAAAATCATCTTTTCCTGTATCAGAAAAACCGAAAGAAGGCTGAGCCTTCACGAAAGAATCTTTTTCATCAACAGGCTGTGGCAGATGGATTTTGTTATAAAGGGCTTTAAGGCTTACAGGAACTCCACGGTCAATTGCATCGCGGATAACTTCCCACGGTGCAAAGTCTGTAGAGTCAATGTCATATTGCGGGGCAACCTCGCCAGGAAAGTTGAGCTCACAGAAAGCATTTACAAGCTGCTGGTCTGTCTGCTGGAGCTTGTAGGCATCACCCTTAATCAGATCATCATAAGTCTGAACGTGCGTTTCTCCCTGGGCATGAGTTCCGTACTGAGCAGTGTTTGTTGTAAGAGCCTGAGCTGTAAGCGCATAGGCAATTTCTGTGTCACAAAGCTCAACGATTTTGTTGAACTCATTTATCTGAGAAGAAACAACCTTAATATCCTTAACGTTTCCAAATGCTCCGGAAGATCCGCTCTCCCAGTTCTGTAGGGCTGCCGTCAAATCAGCCGCACGTTTCTTTGCTTCGTCTTCGCTCTTGGTTTCAAATATTGCCAGGATAGAAGGAACACCACAAAGCTCGGCAGCCATTGCCCAGAACTTAACGCCCAGCTGCTTGAACTTCCAGAAGGTGTAAGCACTGCGCAAAGTAGGACGTCCCCACTGATTCAACTCGCCGTCATCGTTGCGGTGAATTATGAACTTGCGCTTATCGCTCAAAATAAGATTCTGAGAAGTCAAAACAGGAACACCCCAGTCACGTTCAATGTGCTGAGGAAAACTCAAAGCAGTTCTTGGAATTGGAGTAAAATCAACAGGAACATACCAGCCGCCCCGGAACTCCCAGATAACTTCACATGCAGCAATCCCATAAGGCACCGCATTCAGAAGGATATTGTTGAGCTTGTAGAAAGTGTTGAAGGTAAGAAGATTCTGACAGGCTTCGTTTACGTTCTTGTTCTTTGTGTCCGTGAAAGATCCGTACATCTGCAGAGCCTTGTTCTTGCGGTCAAGGATGAGAGATTCAACACGTCCGTCATCGCGCATTTCTTCAAAGATGTTCTCACGTTCCTGAACGGAGTTTATCCAGTCCTGTGTATCAGAAACATAATTTGCAATACTGCGGAATCCGTTTATATTTATAACTCTGCTGGTAACACTGTTTGTTCTTGCCATAATCTATACCTTCCTACCAAAATGATTTCTTTTTCTTTTCTGCAACAAAAAAGCTCGGTGCCGGATCCGCTGCACATTCTCTCCAGGCGCATACACAAAGCATTGCAGCACTCGCACCGTCTCCGTGTCTCTTTCCCTTCTGGTCACGATCGGACGTGCGCACTGCAGGAATAGTCGGGATTCCGTTTTTCAGAACTACAAGTGCAAAATCTGCCTTGATAGTTTCATCATCAGGAACAGTAAAATCTCCGCTTTCCATAAGTCCGTGCAAATCGGTTCCGTACTTTGCATACCAGGCGTTTGTTTCCATAACCTGAATCGAGGCTCCCGGATGACGTAGCATTGCATGTTCTCCAAGCTGCTGACCGTTACCGCGAGAGTCTATTGCAAGTCCACCGAACTTTTTACGCTCAGATAACCAGTCTGTTACATAGTCATTGAATAACTGCTGCTGCTCAAAAGGAGCATTTTTGATTTCCACAATAAGCCGTACCGCAAGCTGAGTCTTTGAAACTTCTTCCGCAAACCAGTAAGTCGTAAGGTCGCCGGAACGTCCAAAGTCGTTACCGCCGAAAACCTGACCTTCAAGCGCACCAAGCACCGGACGTACTTCCTGATTAAAAAACTTTTCAATCTCGCGGTTCTTAAAGCTTTCATTCTTGTGAAGGAAGCTGTCTGAACATTCAAGCCGGCGGATGTCGTAACTGTCTGAATCAGCTGTGGCATGATCCAGCAAACCTCGTCCAAAGTATCTGTCACCGCTGGCACGTGGAATTACATCAAGCTCTTCATCAGGATTGTCACCGTAGATGCGGTACATCTTGTCCATGAACTCCTTGTCAGCTTCCGGCGTCCATTTGCGCCCCTGTTTTAGACAGATTCTCTGATACAAGCCCTGAGCCATTGCTTCACGGAAAGTAATTCGGTGCAGACTCCATTCCTTTTCTTTTCCTGAACGGATATTTTTAATCAGGATGTTGAACGGATTGTCGTCTCCATTGTGAGTCGAAATAACACGGATTCTACCGCCCCACATAACAAGAGCTTTCGCCGCCTGCAGAACGCTGTCCAGATCATCAAAGAACGCAGCTTCATCAATGACAACATTTCCCTGCTTGGAACGAAGCGAACGTGAAACACCAGGAAGACCCATAATTTCCGCACCGCTGGAAAAAGTGATTCTGTATGTAGTGATTGATTTTTCCTCATCATCAAGGAGAGGTTCTTCTTCTTCGATAATTTCACTTACTGCATAACCAAGCTTCTTTGCCCATTCGCCGGCATCCTCGATGTACTGGCGACAGTTGTCTTTGTTGAAACTCATATAATAAGTGTTGGTCCAGCCATTGGCAGGAGCAGCATCAAGAACAGAGTCGGCGGAGTCTGTCCAGGAGATTCCGCACCGTCTGTTCTTTTCGATGATTTTGAGGTCACTTCTGTCTTCCAGCCATTCTTTCTGATAGGGAAGAAAGATGTCGTATGTGTTAGTCTTTTTCCGGCTTTTCGTCATAGGTCACCTTCAAGCCCATAATCTTAGACTTAACAAACTCAACGCGCTCGTCGCTCCAGCCGGCTTTCTTTCCTTCTGCCTCGACAGTCTTTGCAGCTTCAAACAAGCCTTTCTTGTAACCGCGTTCATATTCGAGTTTTACACGTGCAATCTTTACCTGTGCATCAGTATTTCTTGCAATTGCTTTCAAAAGCTCTTCTGGAGAAATGGTTGCAAAGTTTTCAAACTTGTTGAGTTCTTCAAGAAGCTTTGCCTGAACCAGCTGAACACTTGCCTCAGAGATATTCAAACCCGGAGTTTTTTCAAGTTCAGAAACAATGGCAACTGCCTTCTTTGCAGAATCCTTGTAAGCTTTCATCTGCGCAGCCTGGCTCACAAGAGTGCGACCGACACCGCTTTTGCTGATGTCGAATCCTTCTTCCTTGAGAACTTCTGCTATCTGTTTGTGGCTCATTTTGTCGTTGAAGTACATCTTGCAGATGCGCTCAACCAAGCCCTGCATTTCTATCTTGTTTCTCTTAGGCATTGTTCTTCTCCCTTTTTTGCTTGATATCATTTTTGATATCTGCAAGACTTGCTTTTATCCATCCAAGATCACTGGAAAGAGTGGTTATGAGACGGGTATTTTCTATCTGCATCTGACTTACTTTTGTACCAAGATTGTTTATATCCGTTGCATTTTTATCTATGTCCTTACGCATCTCTTTCTGCTCTTTTTCGTTAACGCCTTTGTCATAACCAAGTTTTATAAAGATTCCAATAAAACCGGCTATTGTAACAACGTCTTTAACAACAGAAATTACAGAACCCCACTTTTCCATCTTCCACCTCACTTGTTCTGCAGCCAGATAACCACTCCCTCAGTCAGAGTTACTGCTCCCAGCACCCCCGCCGCAGTTCTCCAGAACACAATCTTTCTTTTCTGCCTCATATAAGATTCGTTCAATTCGCTGAATTCCTTCTTCAATTCGGCAAGCAGAGTCCTCAATATCTGAACTTGCTCCTGCAATTCTAACACCGACTTCTCGGAGCTTTCCGACATCTGTAATGCCTTCATCAATTTCTTTTCCAACTCCGTGCATTTGTTCTGCCACGTCAGAGAGTCCGCTTTCCAGTTCTGAGACTGCGTTCTGAGCAGATTCACTTCTGTCCTCATACCGTTCAACTCGTTCCTGATCTGCAACACCTGATTCTCGGAAAGCGTTATTCCCGATGTTTCCGAGAACAAGCAAGGCAAAAGCAAAAAGCATAATAAGGACAATACGAATAGTTTCTTTTGTTTCATCTTTCATTTTACATCCTCTGCAGTTTCTTCAACCTCAGTTTTATCAGCCGAGATTCCAAGCTTCTTATCAAGCCAGATAGAACGGTAGAGCGGAGAACATGCAACAACAAAGAACACACCGCTTATGATGATTTCTCTTGCATCAAGACCAAAACTCTTTCCCGCCCAGATAACAGGAACAAATCCTTTTACCAGGAACAAAACCATAACCCACACAATGGCAAGCACAATAGCTTTTAAGCTCACATCCTTGGCTTTCATTTTGCACCTGCCTTGCGGATCAAATGTGCCATCTTAGCATCAATCCTGCAGCTTCTGATTTTTGCCATGAAATCTTCGTAAGACATTTCAATGTCGTTGCCGTTCTGAACAGAATACTCTGTATGGTAATCACCCCAGGAATCGTCAATTACAAAATGAGAGATTTTTCCAGAATCATCAGCCTTGTATCCAACACAAGCGACAACATGTCCTATCGTCTTTTTGCCTTCTGCAGTAAAAACGCCAGAAAGAACAGCCGCGCCACCTTCATCCAAGATTTTCTGGATATCAAACACAGAGCGACGTTCGCCCCATTCAACAGCATACTCACCTGCAGAAAGAAGCCCGCAATGTCTTAAATAGCGGTTTGTTCCGTAAGCAAGAACGCAATGCCATTCATTAGGCGGATAATATTTTGTAGGGTCAACTTTTCCCCAGTAAGCATCAATAGCCTTGTCTGCCAGGATAAAATGCATAAGCGCATCTTCCGGCTGCGGATATTCCTTTGTTGCAAGCTTGTCTACATCCCATCCAGCTGCAGACAAGGCAGCAATCATAGAAGTAACGTTACAAGCGCCATTAGGTTTGAGTTTATTATTTCGCTGAGTGTAATAAGGTTTATTTTCAGAATTGTTCTTTTTCATTCTGCCATCCTCCGAGTTTTAGGATAGCAGACAAAAAAAAATCCCCAGCGAGTGCTGGGGAGAAGTGTGTTAAAAGTTGTTTTATAATTATGCTGTTATAAGAACACTGTAATTAACAGTCTCAGAATCCATCACTATTTCTCTAAGCTTTTCGATAGGATCCTTCAAAGCCTCTGTATTCTGCATGGCATCTTCAAGGAAAGGATAATCATTTTCTTTTTTAGCCTCTTCAATACTCTTAAAAAGAATTGAAAAATCTTCTGCTTTATTCATATACTGGCTCCTATATTATTTTCTGTCGAGTCTGTGACTCTATCTGCATTCTTATAATTGAAACATCTGATTCTAGTCCGCAATTTGGACATACAATTTTATTGTTTTCAGGAAATTTTATATACCCTTTTAAAATCGGGACTCCAAGATGAAGATTTGCCTGAATATGCATAGCCATTTTACATCTTGGACAATGATATTCAACCTGTGCCATATCCTGTGCTGGCCTTAAATTTTGAACTCTTTTCGTTGGAAGCGGCATAGGAACAGACTGTACACTTTGTTTTATAACCTGTGAAGTTGGTGTCTCGTAAATCTTATAAATCGATGTTTGGTCAAATGTCATTGTAAGAAGAATAAAATATCTTGAAATGGCATCGTTCAAATCTGGATTATTCCTATAATCAGTTATTTGTAATCCAATTTCGGTCAGTTCTTTAATTCCTAAAGAACGACCATGAGTAAGCCACTTTGAATGTTTGCATAAAGCTCCTGCTATTTTCTTAGCACATCGTTCTTTTTCTTTAAGAGTCACTGGAGTATTGTCAGAGTTATGAGTTGTCCAATTTGAAAACTTATAATCTCTAAGCCATTGTCGAACAAGAGTCTGTGAAAATTCTTGTGCAGTCTGACAATCCTTCAATACACCTGGATTTATATTTTGAAGAATTGGTATATAAGCAGGATTTAGTTTTCCGTTGTTTTTTACAACTTCATCCATTATTTCTTTCACACCATCAAGTATAGCTGCTGCTGGTAAATATCGCCCATTAAATGGAACTTGAGCATCAATAGGACCAAGAGAAGAAATTTCTCCCATTAAAATATCATTTGCAGCCATAGCAAAAATAGTACCGGCACTCATTGCCATTCTGGGAACAATGACCGCAATGTCTGAAAACTTTGAGCGTAAATTTCTGACAATTTTTTCAACAGTTTCTGCCGAACCACCTGGCGTTTCTAAAATAATATCAAGACCTTTGCTAAAATCTAGTGAAGAAACAGTATCTGTAAAAGGAATTAAATCAGACTCATCTATAGCTACATCCCCTCGTTTTGTTACGGCAGCGGCATAAACCATAATATTTCGCCCACCACGTAATGCTGAAATTCGAGAGAGCATTTTTTTTCTTTCCGCAGTAAGAGCATCAAACTGCATGTTCTGAGAAAGATAATCTGAATAAATCCCCATATTTTAGCCCCTTAAAAAGGCATTTCTCCTACTACGCTTTTGCGTAGATTTTTCATACTCTCCTGCAGCCAACGGAGAATATCTTAGTCGATAACGTATCGACCGTATATAATATTATAGCACGGTTTTTACGCAGCGTGTAAAAAAATATATCATTTTTTATTATAATTCGTCTACACATTGCCCCGCACGTTATCCGTTGCAGAGCAGTGTGCTGAGATTTGCGATTCAGGAATTCTGTTCTTCAGAAGTTTTTGTTTCAGCTTCTTCAGAAGATTTTCCGTATAGCTCCGGATGTTCTTTTCTGGCAACCGCATCCACAATCTTCAGAATGCGTTCCAAAGTTTCGTGTGTTTTTTCCGTTGCTTTTGCAGTTCTGAAGAGACAACCAATGAGTGCAACGATGAAAAGAAAAACAAAAATGACAACAAGAAGAATAAAAACAACTCCGATTGAAGCAAATCCTGATGAAGCAGAAGCTCTAGTAGCAAGAAATAATGGCATATAAACCTCCTAAAATTTATATCTAAAATTATTACTACATCCCCAGCCGCGAAACAACCCCTCGCACCAGATACAACGCCCTCAAATCCTTTTTCTTCAGATTCGTGTCGCCAGCGTAAGCCGGGTTAATAGACCGCAGAATAATGTATTCTTCCGTCTTGCCAGGATGTACAGTTTTTACAACGCGCCATGCGTCTGTAATTACCAGGTAGATTTCGCCCCAGAGAATCTGGTCGCAGGTTACCGCCTGGCTCACGGCAATAACGTCTCCGTTGGAGATTTTGGGTTCCATGCTCGAACCGTACACAGGGAAACACGCAATGCAGTCTTTGAAGCCCGGAATGGAAAGCACTCCCGCTGGCGTTTCTTCCTTGAGATCCAGCGATTCCGCAATGTGCGCCATAACGTCTATGTCGTAGAACGGAATGCAAGCTGTTTCTTCTCCTTCTGCAGGGATGATTTGCAGGGGTGAAGCTGCTGCAACATCCGTGATGAACATTTCGCCCTCACCAGTTAGAAGCCAGTTGATGTTGATTCCTGATTCTGCAAATTTACGATAGTTTTCAGCATCAATCGTAGTCTTTAATTGACCGCTTAAATACCTTGCTAAATTTGCATAGGCAAATCCAAGTTTTTCTGCAAACTCTTTTTTGCTTGCAACCATCTTTCTTTTCGTCATTTCCTCATAAAGAGATTCAAGTCTTGTCATAATTTCCTCAATAGTCGTAAATATTACGATTATTTTCGTAATATTTACTTGACAATCATCATTTTTAAGATATAATCGTAATTGTGATGAAAAGTTGACAAATCAACTTGCTAATTCTCCACGGAAACAATGCAGATTTATTTATCAACTAATCAGAATATCGACAGAAAAGGAGGAAAAGAAGAGTGAAAAACCAGAAGCCAATGACAGATGAAGAACTCAGAGAATTCATCGCACAGAAAATGGCTGAGAATAAAGCCAAAGCTCTTGCTCGTGCATCAAAGAAAATCACACCTGAACAGGGCTTGTACATCAAGTACAGGTTGAAGTGCGTGGGAACATCAAGCGCAGACATAGCGTTGGAACTTGGTTGTTCAAAACAGAATGTTTGTAACGTTCTTTCCGGCAAATCACACAGCCAGCGCATAGAACGTGCGGTTGCATCCCGTCTCGGCTACAAAAGCTGGAACGACATGGTAACCGAACTGAGGGAGAAAGCCGCATGACAAAAGAATGTGCATACCTTGCAGAAAAGCACCTTCAGCAGGATTCAGAAGAACCCAATATCAGCCAGCTTATAAAAGCGGCTAGAAAGTACAAAAGCGTGCTTAACCGAGGAATGCAGCTTTTGCGCAAGGAAGAAGAAAAGAAAGTTACCGTCTGCCTTCAAATAGCAGAACTTATATCGGGCAATTTTAACGGGTGGGAACTTCGGTTCAACGAGTCGGTTTTTGGAAGAGAAGAACCTGACCTGGCAAGAGGCTTTCAGAGTGTAGAAATCTACCGCGATGGAAAGCTTATAGGTCACAGGCTTGTTGCACCAAATGCAAGCGCAGAAAAAGCTCTTGCAGAAATCAGTAACGCTTTTTTAGTAGCTATGGAAAAAGCAAAGGAGGTAGAAAAGCTAAAGGAGGCAAAAAATCATAACGCTCTGGAAAAACGGCAGAAAGCCGCCGTTCATGGACAGCACTGAACTTGACCTGAATGCAGAGAAGGTTCTCTACGCAGTCAAGAACATGTCTTACGTTGGTTTGCAATATGCAGCAGTCTACGGACTTCTCACACTTGCAAAGTTCAAAAGCCCGGCTGAAATATGCCAGGACATAGAAAACCTTGGAGGGGAAAATGGAAATCTATGTAGAAGGTCAGATGGTGAAGAAACTTCCTTATCTCACACGTGAGGAAAAACTTCGCAAGCTGAATGAACTGAGTCAGAGGTTCTGGAACACACCGCTCCGCCGTTTCTGGCAGAACGCATATTTCAGTTACCGCGACAAAATTAAAAAAGCCGGAAAGCATGAGGCAACACGCAATCCGGCTGACAATGGGAATCACGATGACGGTAAGCCCGCCGCGTGATTCGTAAACAACAAACAAATTATAACACAGAAAAGCAAACTGTGTAAGGAGAAACAAATGAAAATCAAAAACTTGAAAGATGTTGAAGAAACAATCAAGTGCATCGCCCAGATTGATGCGGAAATCAGTGCAATCGACAACAACGCTACAATCGCCATCAACAAGGCAAAAGAAGAAGCTGCGCAGGCTTCTGCAGGTCTTGCAGAGCAGAGAGAGAAGCTTCTCGAAAATCTCAAAACCTATTCAGACGAAAACCGTTCAACTCTGTACGAAGAGGGAAAGAAAAGCCGCGAGTTCATCAACGGAACAATCGGTTACCGTCAGAATCCAGACAAAGTGGAAGTTTCTGCAGATACAGCAGACCTTCTTATCAAGGCTGGTTTCTCAAACTGCGTAAAGGTAAAAAAAGAGCCGGTCAAGGCTGCTCTCAAGAATTTCGACGCCGCCCAGCAGAAGAAATTCCACATCAACCTTGTTCCCGGCGAAGAATCATTCTACTGCAAAGCTGCCGAAAAAACTATTCCCGAAGCTGCAGCATAAATTAATCGGCTGGAGCTATCTGGATGTCAGCTCCAGCTGACAAAGGAGTTTTTGAATGAACAGTCTAGTACAAAAAAATAGCGCACTTACACCAGACCAGGCATTTCCGTTCCGCCGCGAAATTGATTCATGGGACATGAACAGTGCAGTACAGGAACTCAGGCCAAAAGTTGAACAACTCAAGAGTGTAAGCCTGGATGTTGCCCGCGATCTTTGGATTGCACATGAAGCTCTTGCCCAGAGAGGAGGAGACCGCCGCAGCGAAGATGCTCAGACCTTCGGCTTCTGCGATTTTCTTGAACTTGTTGGTCTTTCAAAAAAGACAGCTTACCTCTGGCTCAAGCTTTATGATGCAGCAAACGACAGAGTTCTTACACCGGAAGAATATGCGCTTGAAAATGCAAAGAGTGCGAATCCCGAACTGCCACAGATAGACTCAGAGTTTGAACATCTTATTGCACACGCAATGGCAACAGGAGAACGTCTTGCCGGCTGGACTAATGAGCACGAACGTGTTTACAAAATCCGCAAGGCAAATGAACGTGCTGCAGAACTTGCCCGCACCTGGGGAAAAAAGAAAATCAAGCTCAACTGGGGAGACGATGATTACTTTGCAAAAACTCTTCTTCACAACGGCAGACAGTACACAAAAATCAATCTTGAAAACCGCGACCAGTACGAAGCTCAGCTGAACATCTTTGGTGCTTTGTCAGATTTTCTTACAAGCATAGAAAATCCGGCAACACGTCTTGCAGCTGTATGCAACATCGGCTTACGAGTGCGTGAGCTTGTAAACGAGATTGCAGAAACAGACAGAGAGCTTAATGCTTTTTCGGGAGTTGATGCATGAGCGGAACTGTCAGAACCTTTGCACCTGTGACAGATAAAAAGTATCCTCTGCGCGCCGCTGTGTACGATGCATTCCGCAAACGCAGTCCGCTTATCTCAAAGGCAAAAGCCTATGAGCAGATTGCGAATCAGTTCAACATTTCCGTTCCAACTGTTCAGCGTTACATCCGCAAAATGGAAAACGGTTCTATGTTTGCTCTTCCGGAAGGAAGACAGGGCCGCCATGTTTACGCCTGGAGTGACGAAGCACTTAGTTTCTTTACAAACTTTATGCTTGCCGCTATTCAGCAGGTAGGCGGATGTACTGTACGCAATGCTTACAACAACACAAAGGCAGAAGCTCAACGACAGGGCTGGCAGATTGGAAGCGAAGCAAGTGCATACGTTCACGCCCGAAACATCAGCCCCGCAATGAAACTTCTTGCAAAAGGCGGTCAGCGAGCTTTGGATAACATGTTCTACATCAGCCGTGACCTTTCAAAACTGTTACCTTTCCAGCTGATAGTTGGAGACCAGCATATCTTTGACTTCTGGTGTCTTAATCCAAATGCAACCGGCAAAAAGGATATGTACATCAGGGCAGAATGTTATCTCTGGCTTGATATGGCAACACGTCTTGTTTACGGAATCAGCTTTGATATTGCATACAACACTTACACCGTAACACGTGCCTTGCGAATGGGAATCAAAAGATTCGGTAAGTTTGAAAGCACCTACAACGATAACGGTTCAAGCGAAAAATCAAAGCTTGCAGACCAGATTGTAGAACGCCTGCAGAACTACGGAGTACGTTTCCTGGATGAAGCCGATTTGTACCATGCCGATAACGGACGTTACATCGTTGAAGATACAGAAGGTCTTGTTGTAGATGTGGTACCTACAAAAGCCGAATGGGAAAAGCAGCACCGCCGAATCTTTGCCCGTGTAAAGAACGCAAAAACAAAACCAATCGAGCGATTCTTCAACACACTTGAACAGATTCTGCGCGATCAGTGCTTGCCGGGTCTCGTAAAGGGAATGGCTATTTCTGCTCCTGAAGAAGAACAGGCAACAAAACGTCTGGACTGGCAGAAACAGAACGGTTACATCCTCACTTACGATGAGTTCATCCATCAGGTTGTTAAGGCAATCGACATCTACGAAAACCGCGTTCATTCAACGCTCGGCTGTTCGCCGAAAGAAAAGCTCGAACAGTATAAGCGTGACGGCTGGATGCCTACTTTCATAGATCCTCGTGATGAAGCTTATCTCTTCATGGAAAGCACATTGCGCCAGGTAAAAGGCGACAGAATCGAACTGAACGGAACTGAGTACATTGGTCCTGATTTAACACAGGAAATGATTCTGCAGAACCGCGGAACCCTTGTTGCATACAACCGCCAGAAGATAGAAATCCGCTACGATCCGGAAAATCTTGACCTTGGTGTATTTGCAATTGAGCCTGGAACAAATCACGCAATTGCACTCCGTCCTGTAAAGAAGATTGACATGCTTGATGACCAGGAAATGATTGAACAGCTCGAATGGAAAAAACGCAATATGCGCACCGTTCAGGAAGCGTTCAAAACTGCTACACAGAACAAGAACGTGCGAGTTCTTTCTGAGCCTCAGAAGTTTACAGAGCTTCACACTGCAGAAGAACTTGCAGAAAAAGCAATGCAGAATCAGCTTGAATACACAAAGCCGGAAACCGTTATTCCGACACCTGTTATAAAAAAAGCTGATGTGGAAAAAGAAGAAGTACGCGACATTCCAGTCGCAGTAAGCAGACGGAAAGAAGATTTTGGAACAATGCCAGAATCCTACAACCGCCGCGAAGAGAACCTTTCACAGGAAGATTTCCTGGAAACTCTTGCTGCACGAATCGGAAACGAAAACGTACTCCGTGCCCACGGTAAGCCGGTATTCTACACCGACCGCGAGCGTTATGAATATATCTTAAACCAGTTCTATTCAGGCGAACATTTGAGCCATGAAGAAATGGATTTTAAGTTTGAATACGAAAGCAAAATGACAGCAAGCGAAGAAAACTATTTTTCGTCTTATGTCAGAGACAAGTTTAACAGATAGGAGAAAGAATTATGGAATTAAGAACTTGGATTGAAAACAACAGACTTTCCATGCAGGAAGCAGCCCGCATCATCGGTGTTGATAAATCACAGATTGTCAAAATCTGCCAGCATACATACCCCAACTGGCAGGACAAGGAAAATGAATACATCGAACGCCTCAAGAATGCGGGCTACACAAACAGTATACCACAAGGTATTGCAATTGATACAGACGTGCTGGTGCTTACTCCAAGCGTTTCACGCTTCAAAGCACTTGCAGATGATTTGTCTGATCCAAGCGGAACAATGTCTTCTTCAATCGGAATGGCAATTGGTACTGCTGAACGCGGAAAAACACACTCAGCAAAATGGTACGTCCAGGAAAATCAGAATGCAGCTTACGTTCTTTTTGTAGACGGTTCAACAAAGACACAGCTTATGCGCGACATCTGCGAATCAGTGGCACACACAAGACCACACAGCTTTGGCGAGTGTCTGACTATCCTGGAAGAATACTGCAAGTACACAAGAAGACTTGTAATCATTGATGAAGCAGACAAGCTTCCTGTCCGCTATCTCGAAATTATCCGCGCCGTAAATGAACGCTGTCAGCTTCCGTTCCTTCTCGTA